CTGTGACAGTTTCGTTTACTTGGAATACACCTTCAACATCATTAAGAATCAATTGTTTATTCGTAGGGTCTATCTTAGTGACATATCCAAATGCCGAACTGGTAGAACCTACTACCTTTTCTCCCTGTAAAAATTTCGAATCCGAACTAGATACGATATCCGACTGTTGGTTGCTGACCAGTGCTTTACCACTATATTTTCTTGCAATAAATCGTTCTAATATAGACTGAGATTTGGGCCAATCATTATAGGTTGCAAATTGGTCATTTACCATCCAGAATAACCAGTATAAGGTTGCATCTCCATATAGTTTGGTTGCAAGGACATCTGGTCTGTCTTGGTCATTAACATAATAATATTCGTATCCTGTGATTGCTTCATCACTGTTATCTCTGACTCTAATATTACGAAAGATGTCTTTTGCTTCTATAAGTTCACCATCATTCTTGACATCGAAGTCAATGGTTGGATAATGTTTAAAGTATTTTTCTGCCATTTATGGGCCCTCTTGTACTGGTCTGATTTTGTAGACACTTCTTTTAGCATTTTTTGCATCAAATGCTAAATAGGATTCATATGGAATCCCTGTTGCATTTGTTGCTTCTATAGCAGCTTTTCTAGCTTGATTTACACTATTAGCACCTTGAAACCTTTGACTTGTGTATTCGTCCTGTGTTTTTGCATCATCTGTTGCTTTTTTATCAGCTGCTTGTTGACTTAAGTTTGTCTCAAAATCTTTTAATTCTTGTTGCACATTTTGTGCTTTACCTCTTGCATTTGCAGCCACTCTATCAATATATCTAATTCTATCAATGTTGAGTATTTCTTGGAAAGACAAATTTAATATAACACCATTAGGATAATGTTGCATTGCAGAGTAATCATTTCGAGAAAAACCATCACTATCTGCTTCTTTTTGAGGAAATGACTCAATAAATGACATATCTTTACCACCAGAATAGTCCACATCACATGCAGTTAAGAAACAGTTTTGTGGATGTTCTATGTGTCCTAATATAGGGCCTCTAAAGTCTATACTCCACTCTGCAGGCATTAACATTTGTCTTCTATTAGCACTCATAGACATTGGTAACATCATAGTCTTAAACCAATGTATTATTTTAGTGATTTCCTTTGCATCTGTAACATTATATGGATTTAAACTAAATGAATAACTATGATTTCTAAATGTTACTCCTTGGAATGTATTAAATTTAGGATTACCTGTGACTACTCCACTCTGTAGTTGTTCAAATGATACTAATCCTTCTCTTATTTTGTCGTATTGTTCTCCTAACATGCCTTTAAAATCTGGGCCTTTAAATTGAGATAAATCATTAAATGCAATATCACTAAGACCAATATCTCTCACCTCATAATCAACATTGACTGCATCTTTGACATTATTTGGAAAATACAACATAATAGTACATTCATCTGCACTATTATATTCTCGACCAGTGTCTTTATCAATGTCTACAGATAATCCATAATCATTAGGGTTTCCTACGCCTTTCGTCTCAGTTCCAGCAGCTAATCCAGCAAATGGTTTATGAATAGTTCTGAATATAATCCAGTTGTCAACAAATCTATTATCATCTGTAGGAAATCTCATTATTTCTCTACCTTCTGGTTTAACCTCTGCTGTTATTTGTGCAATAGATTGACCTATGGCTTTTTCTGCTTTTGCTCTTCCTTCTGCATTTAATAATGCTTCTTCTGTAATTTTAGATGGAATATTAGATAATTTAATACCTGTTTTCATTGCAATTAGGTCATCTAATGCACCACTTATTTTTGAATTAAATGATGCTCTTTGACCACCAAGTGCAGAGTTTAAGTCCTCTTTAATAGAACCAAGCAGTTTTGCTTTAAGGGATTTGAAAAAATTCATATAAATATCTCTATAAGGTTAATGTATGTATAAGGTATTTATATGAGTTACAAGGGAAGATTCAAGCCAAAGAACTATAAAAAGTATAAAGGTGACCCAACAAAAATTACTTATCGTTCTATGTGGGAATTAAGGTTTATGAAGTATTGTGATAAGAATGATTCTATTCTAGAATGGAGTAGTGAAGAGATTATTATACCTTATCGTTCCATTGATAATAAAGTCCATCGATATTATCCAGACTTTTGGATTAAATATAAGAACTTTGAGGGTAAGATAATTCAAGAAATAATAGAAGTTAAACCCAAAGCACAATGTGTAAGACCTAGTAAGAAAGGTAAACATTATGGTAAATATCTTCGTGAAGCAAGACGATATGCAATCAATGAGTCTAAATGGGATGCAGCGAGAGAGTTTTGTTTGGATAGAGGATATAAATTTAGAATATTAACCGAAGACCATCTAGTCAAATAGCAAGAAAGACGAGGGTTCTTATGTTTCATTCGTCTTTCTTAACTCTTCCAGACCTAGGGAAGGGAGCGACCACTTCATTATTCTCCTGTCTGGGATTATCCCCTACGACCTATGGGGTCACGCCGTTACTTTATTATAAATCCATATCTCCAAACCTCACTTAAATATTTGCTTCTTCTAACATAGAGAAAGGAACTCTGTACTGTTTACCTCTCATTTGAATTATTGCTTTCTTTTGTTTAATCTCAAGAATTGTACCAAAAGTTTTCTTAGTCTTTTGAACTACGAAAACACCATCACCCACTTTAAAAGATGATTTTGCAAGTGCATCTAATACATCTTTACCAAAGTTATAAACCTCTTGCAACTGTTCTGGAGTTTTAATTTTTGACAGTTCTTTAATTAATGTTTTATTCATATTTCCTCACTTAATTACAAGAGTATTATACAAAAATATGTACCTATCTGTCAAAGTGGTATAAATACATGTATGGCAGGATTATTCGACAAGTTAGAAAGAGAAGCCTTTAGAGGTGGAATCCAAGCAAGGACTAAAGAGTCCATGAGATGGTTTAGAACTCGTGTCTCTCAAATAAAAGGTGTCAATAGAAACCAATTGATGAAAGATGCAAGAAATAGAAAAAGGTTCATATATGGTGACATGTATATGTACATGTATGACCCTAAACATAAACGAACCTTACCTTATTATGATAGATTCCCTCTTACTATACCAATAGAACCAGCAAAAGGTGGTTTTTTAGGGTTAAACTTGCATTATTTACCACATACATTAAGAGCTCAGTTTTTAGACCAATTATATGACCGAACAAATAACACTAAGTATGACGAATCAACTAGATTTAATGTCACATATCAATTACTTAAAGGTATTAGTGGTAAACCATATTTTAAACCATGTGTAAAACATTATTTAACCAGTCAGATACGAAGCAGTTTTGCAATAGTAGACTCAGCAGATTGGGAGATTGCAATATTTCTACCAACTGAATCATTTAGAAAGTCTACTATGGATAATGTCTGGAAAGAAAGTAGGAAGAAAATAGCAGGATGAAATTAGAAAGATTTAAAGCACAGATAGATAATTTGCAAAGACCTAATAGATATAATATATCGATGTTTGGTACTGGTGCAAAGACTGGTGGTCTATCAATCAGAGGATTAAAATGTGAATCTGCAACTATGCCAGGCAGAGGTTTCTTTACTCAAGAAGAATCAGAATATGGGCCTAAAAGAGCAATCCCACATAAACCACAATATGACCAGTTTGATTGTTCTTTTTATATGACTAACGATATGGAAGAAAGAGAGTTGATTGAATTGTGGCAATCACAAATAAATTCATTTCAAAGTGGTAATTTTCACAGTAAATTTCATGACGATTATACTGGAATTATATTACTAGAAATGTTAGATAAAAATGATTTTGTTAATTACAGATGTATCATGACTGATGCATTTCCATTACAATTAGGTGTAATAAATGTAGGATATGAGAATACAGATGTAATGAAATTTAACGCACAATTTAGATATAGATATTGGAATAGTGAATTTACTAATTCTAAACCATCTAACCTAATTACTGGTTATTTGGATAAATATTTTTCTAAACTTGGAAATAAGGTAAGAGGTAAAATCGAAGACGCAATCTTTGATTAATTGATAGGAGTATATTATGGCATTACCTAAATTAAATACTATAGAGTATTTTTGTAAGTTACCTATCTCTGGTAGAGAAGCAAAATACCGACCATTCACTGTAGGTGAACAAAAGGTATTACTTCAAGCACTAGAAGATGGAGAAGTTAAGACGATATCTAACACTGTTGTCAACTTAGTTGACTCGTGTTGCACTTTAACTGAGTCGAAAGACACTGTTAGGGATTTATCGAATACAGACTTAGAGTACTTATTCTTACAAGTAAGGATTAAGTCTGTTGGTGAAATCACCAATGTAGTACTTGGTTGTGAAAACCAACCTACATGTGATGGACAAACTACTGTAGAAGTAGATTTATCAAGTATTGATATTGAAGGAGAAATTAAGGATAATAAAATTATGTTAACAGATAGTGTTGGTGTAACTCTAAAAGTTCCTAATTTCAACGAAATACAATCAACTATTGGAGATATAACTGAAATAGGTTCTAGTGACATATTCAGTGTATTAGCACAATCAATAGAATCTATATTTGATGCAGAAGAAGTCCATAATAAAGGTGATTTTACAACCAAAGAGTTAAATGATTTTGTTAATGAATTATCTACAGAACAATTTAACAATATAATGGAATGGTTTAGTAGCTTACCAAAACTGATTAAGGATGTCGAATACAATTGCAGTAAATGTGGAACACCATGTAAGGTTAGGTTAGAAGGAATACAGAATTTTTTCGTCTAACCCTTTCTCATGAAACACTTGCAAATTATATTCAAACAAACTTTGGTTTAATCCAACATCATGGTTGGTCACTAAACGAACTGGATGATATGCATCCATGGGAAAGGGAAATATATGTTTCCCTACTACTACAACACCTCGAAGAAGAGGAGTTGAAGTATAAACAAGCTCAAAATAGAAGATAGGAGAGTATTATGAGTGATAGAGAAAAGTTTAGTGGTGATATGAGTCGTAATGAAGTTGAAATAGACTTAAGCAAGTTTATGGAAATGGTTACAGAGAACAATGACCTCAAACAAAAAATATTCGAGTTAGAACATGATGACAAGAAAAATCCATGGCAAAAATGGATATTCCTTGCAAGAGCAGTAGATAGTTGGAGAATATGGCCTCGTGCATTCTTAAGTGTATACATATTCTTAATTTACTTCGTAGTAATGTGGTTCATAGATTTAGAAGCACCGACAATGGAACAGTCTGGTCTTATCAGTATTCTGGTAGGAGCTGGAGCTGCTTGGTTTGGACTATATGTAAATAGTGCAGCTAAAGAACACGATTCAAATAACAATAGTAAATAAATAGTATTATGGCAGAAGAACCTAAAGAAGTTGGAGCTGGGTTGGAAAAAATCTTCATGAATCGTATCGTGAAGCAAATAAAAGAATCCAATACAGAAAATACAATGACCCTTGCAGAAAAGATTGAGACTGCAATGGAAGGTATTTCTAATTTAAATGTTGCAGACAGCAATAAATTAACCATGGCTACTAAAATGCAAGGTTCAATGGTCAAAGAATCAATAGATGACTTTATAAATGAAAGTGGGATTGCAAATCTTACTAAAAATATAGACATTTTAGAATCAGACATATCTGATATGAAATCCACATTAGAAAAGAATGGTCAAGATACCAATATATCTGCAATCAAAGAACTAGAGGAACAGAAAAGACAACTAGAAGAAATTCGTCAATATGGTAAAACTCTAAGTGGATTTGAAAGAAATGTTGTTAAAGTTTTTGGTGGTGGATTTGAAGACTTAAAAAGGTCTATTCAAGATGGTGGTAACTTAACTGTTGCTGGAATTGCAACTTCATTTAAAGATAATCTTAAAGGAGACTTTGATAGAGTATTAAGTTTCTTTGGGCCTGCTGTTGGTATATTACAACAAATACCATTCCTTGGTACTATACTTACATTCATAGGACAAAGTATGAAATCAGTCTTGATTAGATTAGCAATGGCTGCCAAAGATAGAATATTTGGTAAAAAAACTGATAAGAAACGACTATCAATAGACGAAACTAATCTTAAAATAAATCAAAGGAATGTTAAGCTTCAAGAACAACAATTAAGAACACAAAATAAAGCTGCAATATCTGGACAAACAGTTCTAGGTGGTGGAGATGACCAACCAGTAGAAGCTGAAGGTGATGATGCAAAAGGTGGTGGTTCATTTAGAGCTGCATCTATATTCTTAGGAACTGCAGCTGCTATTGGTGGTGTTGCTGGTGCTGGATTAACTGCAGCTGCAACTGGTATGGGAATATTTGCAAAAGGTGCTTTAAAATTTGCAGCTGCATTAGCAATTGGTGGTCTTGCACTAGGTGTAGGGTTCACTGGTGTTTTTGGTGCATTTGCACTTGGTGAAAAGATGGGAGCATTCGATGGAATGGAAGCATTTGGTAAAGTCAATATGCTTAAAGTTCTTGGTAGTATGTTAGGTCTTGCAACTTTGATGGGAGTCTTAGGTGGAATTGTAACCTCTGGTATTGGTGCATTAATTATGGGAGCTGGTGCATTAGCAATCATGGCTCTAGTAGGTACTTTAGTCTTGATGGGTAAAGGATTAGGTGAGTTTGCAGAGGGTATTTTACCTTTTGAAAAAATGAATATTCCTAGAATAAAAACTAACATACAAGATATGGCAACTGTAGCTCCTGAGATTAAAGAATTAATGGATGCATCTAGTGGTTCATTCTTTTCTTTTGGTGACCATCCTTTAAAGAAACTTGCAGATGCATTAAGACCTTATGAAGGTGATATGGGAGATGCAGCTTCAAATCTTAGAGAACTTAAAGGTGCATTAACAAATTTTGAATTACCTAAAACAACTCTAGGAGAAGCATTAAGAGATTTCTTTGGTGTAGGTGCAATTGACCAATTAAATAGACTTGGAGAAATAGAAATAAAAGATGGACTAGGTGTTGAAATGTCTAGTCTTGGTAATGGTGTCAGTGTATTATCAAAGGCATTAAATAATCTAGATAGTACTAAAGTTGGACATCTAAAACAACTATCAAATGCATTAGGTCGTATGAATAAAGTTGAGTTGAATTTTGGAACTGTTGGAATCCAGTCACCAACATTTACATCTGAAAATGGTGATATGAATGGTCAAACAGTTATTAACAATGTAGTTTCAAATCCAATAAGTCAAAATAATACAACTATTAGACAAAGTTATATGGCAACTGGTTCTAAGGCAGTTCCTTCCCACATTCATTATAATTCAATGAAGTAAACCTTCAAGTTAACCCCATATCTTTACCCCAAGGCCCTTCATAATTAGGTGAGGGATACTTATCCTTTCTTTTGTACTTAGTTTTATCTCGATGGACTTGAGACTGTCCATGTTTAGGTGTCACCTTGCGTGACTTAACCTTTGGTTCTTTCTTACCAAATGCCTTTTCCCAATTATCCTCGAATTGTTTATCACTGACCACTGTAGGTCTCCTTTTAGAACCTTTTCCCATAATTAATTAGAAGTGTTAAGAGCCCCTCAGTTATCCCGCTCGTTAACATGATATCCTCTGCCGCTGTCGATATCTTACCACGATTATGTACCCAAACCTCAACCATCCTACTTGGTACATTCTCTGAGTCAAGTGGTAACTCAGCCCCCTAAGTCAATCCTTTAGTGCATAGTATATTTATAATTCAAATAACTTAGGATTGACAATCCTTACACATCATTTGCAAGTTTTTGGAAGTATGAGATTGACTCATCTTCATCTACATCTGTTGTAGCAGTTGTAGGTTCTGCAACTGTTGGTTCTGGACTTGGAAATGCAACATCATCAAAGTCTGATGCAGTTGAAGCTGCAGTAGCAGTCGATGCTGTCATTCCTAAAACTCTGTCGAGTTTTTGTTTCAGTTCATCATAAGATTTGAACTGGTCTGGTGCAATCACCTCTTGTAGAGAATGTTGACTATTCCAAACTGCTTCCAATTTTGCATCATCATCTGATAATGGTT